CAAAAAGCTAAGACACTAGCAATACCTTTAGACGAAGGAACATATGATGTTATAGATACTGAAACAAAAGACAAATCAACATTCGGGAAATACAATGATCAAATCAAAAACATCAAATTACCCTAAGACCTGGCTCCTGCCGCCTGAATCAGGACCCACGCCTCAGGGGTTGAATATTAAATATAACAATGTTAAAACAGTCAAATTGGAGAAAATAAATGGCAGACAAAATAGACAAAGCCCTAACACAAGGGCCAAGATCAGCAGTTAATATTCCGAGCGAAGAAAAAATCGATGAAGCTATCGAACAAGAAGTAGCCGTTGAAGAAACTAAAAAAGGACCAGTAGAAATGGTCGAGGAGGAGGATGGGTCAGTTACAGTTGACTTCGATCCTAATGCCGCTTCTCCAGAAGGTGGTGATGAACACTACGCAAACTTAGCAGAATTTTTACCGGACCATGTTTTAGGAGAACTAGGATCTGATCTAACTCAAAAATATATGGACTACAATATGTCCAGAAAAGATTGGGAGAAAACTTACACACAAGGTTTAGATTTATTAGGTTTCAAATATGATATGCGAACGGAACCATTTCAAGGTGCATCAGGCGCCACGCACCCAGTCTTAGCAGAAGCTGTTACACAGTTTCAAGCTTTAGCTTACAAAGAATTATTACCAGCGGATGGACCAGTAAGAACACAAGTTGTTGGTGCACCGAATGAAGAAAAAACAAGACAAGCTCAAAGAGTAAAAGATTATATGAATTATGAGCTCATGGAAAAAATGCATGACTATGAGCCCGACTTCGATTCAATGTTGTTCTATCTGCCACTAGCAGGTTCAACATTTAAGAAAGTTTATTTTGATGAACTTTCTGGTAAAGCAACATCGAAGTTTGTTCCGGCGGATGATTTGATTGTCCCCTATTCAGCTACCTCATTAGACGATGCGGAGGCAGTCATACACCGGATTAAAATTTCTAAAAACGAATTAAGAAAACAACAAGTTGCAGGTTTTTATTTAGATATAGAATTAGGTACACCTGGTTATCAAGAAAACGAAGTTGAGAAAAAAGAACGAGAACTAGAAGGTCAAAGAAAATCTAAAGACGATGACATCTACACTTTGTTAGAATGTCATGTTAATTTAGACCTTGAGGGTTTTGAAGATCAAGATCAACAAACAGGTGAACAATCAGGAATAAAAATTCCATACATTGTAACTGTTGAAGAAGCAACAAGACAAGTTTTATCTATTAGAAGAAACTACGAAATTGGAGATCCAAAGAAAGAAAAGATCCAATACTTTGTCCACTTTAAATTTTTACCGGGACTAGGATTTTATGGCTTTGGTCTCATCCATATGATTGGTGGTCTGTCTAGAACTGCAACTGCAGCTCTTCGTCAATTATTGGATGCGGGTACGCTCTCCAACCTACCCGCAGGATTTAAAATGCGTGGCATTAGAATTAGAGATGATGCGCAGTCAATTCAACCTGGTGAGTTTAGAGATGTAGATGCACCGGGTGGTAACTTAAAAGATTCGTTTATGATGTTACCATTTAAAGAACCCTCTCAAACATTATTACAATTAATGGGTGTAGTTGTATCAGCTGGTCAACGATTTGCATCGATTGCGGATATGCAAGTCGGTGATGGTAATCAACAAGCAGCTGTTGGAACAACTGTTGCTCTTCTGGAAAGAGGATCAAGAGTTATGTCAGCAATACACAAAAGAATTTACTCTTCGTTAAAATCTGAATTTAAATTATTAGCAAGAGTATTCAAATTATATCTACCACCGGAATATCCGTATGATGTAGTTGGGGGTCAAAGAATGATCAAGCAACAAGATTTTGATGATCGTGTAGATATACTGCCAGTTGCCGACCCTAACATCTTTTCACAAACTCAGCGTATATCCCTCGCGCAAACAGAGTTGCAGCTGGCAACATCTAATCCGCAAATACATAACTTGTATCAAGCGTATAGAAATATGTACGAAGCGTTAGGTGTAAAAAATATTGATATGTTGTTGGTTAAACCACAACCACCAACTCCGATGGACCCTGCATTAGAAAATATTATGGCGTTAGCTGGTAAACCTTTTCAAGCTTTTCCTGGTCAAGACCATAGAGCACACATTACATCACACTTAAACTTTATGGCAACTAACATTGCTAGAAATAATCCAATGGTTTCTGCTGCGATGGAGAAAAATATTATGGAGCACATAAGTTTGATGGCACAAGAACAAATTGAATTAGAGTTTGCACAAGAAATTATGCAAATTGCACAGATGCAACAGATGGCACAACAAAATCCACAGGTTGCTGAGCAGTTAAAACCTATGTTGCAAAAATTAGAAGCAAGAAAAGCTGTGTTGATTGCTGAAATGATGGAAGAATTCTTAAAAGAAGAGCGAGCAGTCACGTCAGGTTTTGGAAATGACCCTATTGCGAAGCTAAGAGCAAGAGAATTAGACCTTAGAGCTATGGACAACGAGCGTAAAAAACGAGAAGGACAGGAAAAAATCAATCTTGATCGTATGAAAGCTATGATGAACCAGCAAGATAAGAGAGATAAGCTGGATCAGAACGAAGAATTAGCTAAACTAAGGGCTGATACATCAATTGAAAAGACAATTTTGAGCAAATCTATTCCAAATGTGGATAAAATGATGCCAAGTGTCGAAATTGAAAAATATGAAGGAGAAAATAGATGAGAAAAAAGTTCCCAGACCTAACAGGTGACGGAAAAGTTACACAAGCAGACATTCTTAAAGGTAGAGGAGTGTTTAAAAAAGGTGGAAGCAGTAAATTTATCCAAAAAGCGATAAAAAAACCTGGTTCACTAAGAAAATCTTTAGGAGTTAAAAAAGGTAAGACGATCCCTGCAGGAAAATTACGTGCAGCGGCTAAAAAATCAGGAAAGCTTGGACAAAGAGCGCGTCTTGCTATAACATTGAAGAAGTTAAGAAAAAAATAGGAGGACAAATGGCTGAAAAAGTAAATGTAGATAAAGCATTGGACATCAATAAAGATGGCTTCTCTAACGGAGGTATCGATATTGAAACTCCAGGTCAAAACTTGGAGAGAGATCCTAGAACTAAAACTTTAGCTAATGGTATGCAACCAAATGTTATACCAACTGGCGATGTAGTTGAAGTTAAAGGAACTAAACGAATGCTTAAGTCAAAGAGTAAAAAAGCTACTTGGTATTAGTATGTGGTTATCGGCAATAAAATTAGCCGTCTCTGCTGGAAGTAAAATTTATGCTAACAAGCAGAAGACAAAAATGGCAATGTCAGATGCACAGCTTATGCATGCCGAACGTATGGCTCGGGGTGACGAAGCTTACCAAGGAAAATTGTTAGAAGCCCGTCAGTCAGACTGGAAAGACGAGGCGGTCCTCATAATTTTAAGTTTGCCCGTTTTGGTGCTGGCCTGGGCAGTCATCTCGGACGATCCGTCCGCTATGGACAAAGTAAAATTGTTCTTCGAGATGTTCTCACAGCTGCCGTCATGGTTTACAAATTTGTGGATCCTTGTCGTGGCGAGCATATATGGTATAAAGGGAACACAAATATTTCGTAACGGAGGTAAAAAATAATGAGACAAAATGGAGTTAGACCTGCAAGATTCAGATTCAATAAAGGTGGACGTGCAGGCGCAATGGGTGGCGGAAAAATGATTTCTGGCACTCGAAGAAAAGACGAAGCTTCTGGTTTTTATTCACCAGACATGGGAATGAGAGGCGGAAAAATGTATAAAAAAGGAGGAGCCGTGAAAAAAGTTGGTAAGAAAAAACAAGGCTACAAAGATAGAAAAGACGAGTCTATCGCTATGAGAATACGTAAGAAAAGAACTGCAAAGCAATTAAAAGCTAGCAGAGATGAGTCTTACGGAAAATTCGGTAGCAAAATGAAGAAAAAAGGTAAGATCAATAGATAATGACACAACGTAACATTAAAAAACTTATTGAGCAGATGCAAGGCAAGAAAAAGAAAAAGACTAAACAATCTTCTGTAATTAAAGATGCATTGTTAGGTCGAAAACATTTTTCTGATGGCGGCAACTCAATGATCAGACAAGCTCAACAGAATTATAATGGAAGTTATATTTCTGGAGACTTAGGGGGTGTTAAAGTTGGAAACAAATCTTACGCAAAATATTATAAGGGGTTAATATAATGGCAACATCATATGGAATAAGTCAAAACGCAATTCTTGCGGCTTTGAAAAGTGGAAAAAGTAAATCTGAAATTTACGATACCATTGACGATAAGAAAGAAAAACTTTTTGATAAAGGAGTTAAACCATCAACTATAGAAGAGATGGACAAACTTTTTAATAAGAGATTTGATAATGCAATGGATGATTATGAATATTTTTTAAAAAATCGTCCAGGTATGAAATCTTATAGAAAAAAACAAAGAAGCGCAAAAGCATCTGATACTGGAAGTGAATTTAAATCTGGTGGCAGAGTTACATTAAGAGGTGGCGGTATTTGTAAAAGAGGTATGAATAAAAAAGCGAGAGGAGCAAATTCATAATGGCAAAGCTATGTCCTAGAGGTAAAGCAGCAGCGAAGCGAAAATTCAAAGTTTACCCTTCGGCCTACGCCAACATGTACGCATCAGCTGTTTGTTCAGGTAAAGTTACACCAGGTGGCAAGAAGAAAAGAAAAAAAGCTGCTGATGGTGGACTTATGGACATGACTAAAATGATGGATGTCTAATGGCCAAAAAAGGTTTACGAGCATGGGTAAAGGAAAACTGGGTAGATATTGCAAACAAAAAATCGGATGGCTCATACCCGAAGTGTGGAAGAAGTGGTGGAGAAAAAAGAAAAAATTATCCAAAATGCGTGCCCATTGCAAAAGCAAGAGCGATGAGCAAAGG